ATATTGCTGCCCTTGCAAGAGCATCTGTATATTGTGTTATTGATGTGGATATTGTACCACCTGATATTCCTATACCAGTTCCTGCAGAAAAATGAGCTCTTACTTCCGATGCACTTGGCCCTGTATAGGTTATAACACCTGTTGAACTATTATAAGCAAGAGAACCATCTCCACCAGCATCAGTAACTGATACAGCTCCTCTGGCCCTTGCGTTTGTAAAATATAAATTTGATGAACCTTCTGATAAATCATCAGTATCAAATCCTGTTAAATTTCTTGTTTTAAAACTTACTTGGTTTCCCATTAAACCATGTGCTGAACATTGGTAATGTAATACCATTGGGGTATCGACTGTAGGAACTATTTGTGTATATGCACCTGATGAACCTGGTGTTCCGTTTGTAGTTACACCTGCAGTATATGCTGTTGTTTTACCTGAATCGTAATAAAATCTTAAAGGGTGACCAGAGTTCGATGAATCAGATTGGTCAAATCTATATGTATTACCTGGAATTAAATTAAAATGTGGTGATTCAACTCCATCGATTTGATAACCACTACTTGAACCTGAATTATAATGTATATGGTCTGTTGTTTTTGAAGCAACTGTAACTGTAAAAGTAAGTGTTTGACTTTTTCTTACCTTATAATATGAATCTGTTGCGGAGCCAACTTGAATAACATTGTCCAAACTACCCTCGGTAGTTTTCATATATAATTTACCGTCGTAGGTATTAAGCGCTAGCTCACCTAGGTCTAAATTACTTGTAGTTGGAATTGCGCCTGCGGTAGCAGAACGCCTTAATTTAATGTTAGTATTTCTTGCCAATTTTGGCTCCTCTTTTCAATCCTTATATAAGGAAGTTAATAAAATGGTTTACAAACACATATCTATGTGTTATAATATATTTATATTAGTAAGTTCCACCATCTATGATGTTAGAAAATGCCGGTGTTCCACCAGAGGCAGCCTGAAGAATACTACCAGCCGCACTTGAAGCAGCTGTAACAACCACAGCACCTGTTCCATTACCAACCAATACACCATTTGATGCAAGTGTTGAAACACCTGTACCACCATGGGCAACTGCCAAATCAGTGGTTAGTGTTAAGGAAGCAGCTGAGGCCGCACCAGTAACTTGTAATATATCATCGACAATAACTGTTCCACCAGCTGAGTCAAGAGTTAAATTACCCGATGCCGTATCAATTTCATTTCCACCAGTAACTGCAACTCTAATATTATCGAGTGTCGCACCAGTACCGTAAATATCTCCAATGTTTAGGTCACCCCAAGGCGATGAGGCATTGTCTCCACCACTTAAATCTTCATCTGGTGTAAATGAGAATCTTTGTGTCTGAATATCAAATCCAAAGAAACCATCCTTAACTGCAGAACCATTATGCCATTTAAATCTTACCCCTCTATCTAGACCATCAGCAGAAGAAGTATCTTTTGCCAATTCAATCATTGGGTCAGTTAATGTTGTTTCTGTTGAATTAACTGATGTTGTTGTTCCTTGTACTGTTAAGTTTCCACCAACTGTTAGGTTACCACCTGTTTGTACTGTGTCAGATGTGGAATCACCTAGAGTAACATTACCATTAACTGTTAATGTTCCTGCAACAACTGTGTTACCAGTAGCTTGAGCAACTGTAAATTTATTTGAACCAACAACTAAACTTGTACCATCAAAGGTTAAGTTTGCGTCATCTTCTAGTTCTCCACCAGAACCTGCAATAACAATTCTATTATTTGTTAAATCTTCGATTGTAGCAGATGCGATTGCAGCTGAAGTTGCAACATCTAAAGTTGCTACATCCAATTCACCAGCTATTGTTATGTTGTTTGGTAAACCTATTTGGACATTATTACCTGATGCTACAGTTTCAATTTCGTTAGCAGTACCTATAATACCTAATGTTTCTTCAGCCGAAGAACCACCAGTAAATACATCAATTGCAATTGAACCACTATCACCTGATACGCTCAGGTCAATAGTATCCATAAACTCTTTAACACCTTGTGCTGTTATTAATTGAGCATCTGTTGGTGAACCAGGCATAGAAGTAACAATACTTGTTACAACTTGACCAGAACCACCTGATGATTCAAGTGCTAAACTTCCAATATTTAATTCGTCTACATGTTTATTGCCATCTACAATTAAAGCACTATTTGCTGTTGTAGTACCATGAACATGGTCTAATAATCCAGTAAAATATTTACCACCGATTAAATCAACTGATGCAGCAACACCACCGGTTTCTGTTCCGGTACCAATGTATAATCTATCACCATTATTTCCCTGTGTACCACTTACATATGAATATGCAAACTCACCTGTTTTTAAATTACTAGGAGCAGTAGTGGTTGAACCCGTAGTTAAAATTTTAATTCTTGTTAAATTAGCCACTAGTAAGTGCCTCCTGTAATATTAGTATTGCTATTATCTAAAATTGTTGTCATAGCAAATTGATTTGTATTTCCATTATAAAGTAATAAAGCACCATCAGCTGCACCAGATGCGTCAACATCTGTTAAATCAGTTAATCTTACATTACCAATTTTTAAGGTCTGTGCTGTAATTTTATTGGGGTTTCGTCTGATTTTAGCTTTTATGTTTGCCACTATGATGTCACTCCTGGTGTAATTTCAACTTGTCCTTCTAAAACTCTTGTTTTTACTCCTGCAGACGAAGTGATTTCTATATCATATACATATCGTCCGGCTTTCATTGCATTTGTTTGACTATTTGTCAAACTTAAATTCAAGGTACCTGTAGTCCTTGGACTAGCAAAAGTGATTGCAAAATCAACTTTTGTTAATGATGAAAATGTTTTCCTTATTTGTCCGGCCGCTGTGTGGCCAGTTAGGTCAACCGCATCTCCATCAGTATCAGTCACATCAATCGAAGCTGAATAGTCAGCACCTTGGTCTATAACAATGTTAGAGTATACTGCCATTTTATTTCTCTATATCTTTATTTATAATTTTTAATTCCTCAATTTCAGCCTTTAATTCATTAACTGCATTTATTAAGAGAGGAACTAATTTTTCATATTTAACAGCTTTATAGCCATCGTGTTCTCTTGTTTCCACAATCTCTGGTACTACCTTCTCAACTTCTTGAGCAATAACACCAACATCATGTCCTTCGTAAACTTCTTGATTATCATTCCAATCAAATTCATAACCTTTTAATTGTCCTACTTTTTCTAATGAATTTTCGATTGGTGTAATATTATCTTTTAATCTTTCATCTGATGAATAGAAAGCAACAACATCACCAGTACAACGTATGGTATTTGCTGTGGAACCTGATGTTTGTCCAACCATTAAACCTTCAAAGTGAACATTATCATTATTATTAACTGATTGGTTAATAAAACTTGCTCTAGTATATGTGGTATTTGTATCTGTTGCAGATATTACACCACTACTTGATATTGATACATTACTACCAGCAGAGAATTTACTTCTTACTTGTGCATCAGTTAATTGAGTATTTGTATTAGTGTCTGTTGAACTAATTGTAAATGTGTTTCCACTTCTTGATACAGTAGTTGCACCACCACCATTAAACCTTATTGTTTCACCAGCTGATATGTTTTCATTAGCACCACCATTCGCATTAATATTAAAATTAGTTGTGTTATCATTACTATCGGTTGAGCTTATTGTAAATGTTTGACCTTGTCTAGTTACAGAAGTTGCACCACCACCATTAAACCTTATTGTTTCACCAGCAGATATGTTTTCGTTAGTACCACCATTTGCATTAACATTAAAGTTAGTTGTATTAGTATCTGTTGAATCAATTCTAAATGTTCCAGTTGATGGTTCACTAATAGCTACATTTGAACCACTTTGTAAAGTAATATTACCAGTTCTATATGAACCTGAATCTTCTCTTATTTGAGTGATTGTATTAGCAGAAGATATATCAATTGTATTACCACTTCTAGTTACAGTTGCTCCACCACTATCAGTAAAGGTTATTGTTTCACCTGAACCAATCGCTTCTGCAGAACCTGAATTTGCTTTAATACTAAATGAACCATAATTATCAGCATTAGTTGCACCAGAATATCCAAGAGCTGAAAGTGATATTGCTGCATTATTTGAAGCAGATGTAATATGACCTCTTGCGTCTACCGTAATAGTTGGTACAACAAATCGACTTCCGTATGAGGCCGCTGTTACGCCTGAATTATCATGTTGAATTGTTAATGTGTCTCCACTTACTGATGTTGATAAATCATTACCACCATTAATTGTAAGTGTGTCTGTATTTGTATCTGCAACTGCTGTCCCTGATTGTGAGGCTACATTTTTAAATACCATTACATCAGAACCTTTATCCGTATTCGTAAATGTAATATCAATATCTGTACTATTTACTGCACCAGCAATACTTAAACCAGAACCGGCAATAAAATCCAAATCTCTTGTACCGGTTAAATCAGTAGGTCCTATATTTCCACCACCAGTTGATGAAGCATTATTTGTTTTTACCTGTGGGGTAATTAAACTGTTAACAGTATCCAATATTTGATTACCATCAGCTTCCCATTGGTCAGTTGCAAAGTTATACACTAGTGAGTGAGTACCTGTTACTCCTGCAGCGGCATTTGCATGAGGATTTGTTTGTCCTGAAAATGCTCTTGTTTCTAAACCAAATCCACCTGTACTTGGTTCTGCACCTGCTGTTCCCATTAATACCAATGTATCTTCAACAGCAAGTGTTGAAGTGTTTAAGGTAACTGTATCACCTTGAACTAATAGGTCACCTGTAACTGTTAAATCATTTCCGATTGTTACATCATTTGGTAAACCAATTGTGACAGTGTTTCCACTTACTGCAGTATCTATTTCTGATGATGTACCTAATATAGATAATGTTTCACCAAGGTTAACTGTATTTGTTGTACCAGAACTTGCATCTAATTCAAATCCTGGATTTGATAATTTATTATTTGGTATTGAACCTGCTAATTTAGAAGCAGCAATACTTCCAGCCAACATACTATTTTCTACAACACCTGAACCAATTGTTGCTGTAAGAGTAAATGTGTCTGTTGCTAAATTTGTAAGTGCGACTGAACCTGATAAGTCACCAGCCAATGAAATTGTTGGGTCTGCTGTTAGGGCAAAATCAAACCTATCATTTGAATCGTCCCACACTACACTGATACCAGTTTCTGAACCGGCAATTAAATCCTTTGCGTTATAAAATGTAACTATACCTGCAGTATTTGCTGCACCAGCATCGTTCATTCCAATTAACTGCCATGCTTTAGATGGAGTACTTCCTACTAATGTTTCGTTCCATTGTAATCTTGCAAAGGCAGAACCTGCTCTTTTAACCTCAAGACCTAATTGGTTTACAGCTGAATTACTACTATCGTTTGCTGTAAGTGCGAGGAATGCTGTATCAAATTGAAGTTCTGTACCACCAGCACCTACTAATAATGAACCATTTCTTATATCAAGTGTTGTATTATTTGGAAATGTTAATGTATTTCCACTTGTCATGGTGAAATTAGAATTTAATGTTTGTGTTCCACTAGAAGTTAATTTAACACTAGCCAATGCATCGTTATGCACTTCATTAATCGCACCAACAGTTGTTGATTGATGTGCAGTTATTAAATTACCTACAGCACCAACCTCATTAATAACTTCTCTTAAACCGGCTGATAAATCAGTTGCTGATAAACCCGTTAAGGTCATATTACCAATATCGCCTTCGTGTTCTAATATGGCTGAAACAACATTATCGGCCGACATTCCAGATAAATCTGCTGCAACCAAACCACTTCTTGTTCCTCTTAAACCTGTTTCTAATTCATTGATTGCTGTAACAATATCTGATTTATCGTTACTGCCTAATGATAATATATCACCAACATCATCTTGAACTTCATTAATTGCATCTACTATATTTGTTGAAACAATTTTAATAACATTGCCATTTGATGCTGCAGTATTTAATCGAATAATATTTCCGAATGAACTATCCTGGACTGCTGCACTAGATAAATTTGCGGCCAATATTCTTTTGGTTGAATTACCACTTAATTGAACTAATTGTCCAGTATTAAATGATGTGCTGTTTACTGATTTAAATCTTAATTCTGTTGTACTTGCAGATAATAATACACCACTAAATCCACCTGATTGTGTTAGTGTTGCACCTTCTATAAATTCTGTAGGGACAGTAAAACTTCCTGTACAAACAACCTTTAAAACAAAGTTAGGAACTTCAAATTGTGCAGCGCCTAATCCTTGTGATAATTCTGTACCATTTTTAAATACCTTAACAACTCCAATACTTAATGACTCACTATTTGCTGTATCATCTAATGATTCACCAGGCTTTAATTCAAACCTTAATGTATTAGAAGTAAATAATGTTTGACCAGCAGTCGCTGTAATTGATTCAGTTTTATCAAGTATCCTGGAATCAATTAATCCATTATCTCCTAAATGTAATGATACATCATTCGTTTTTTGACGAAGTTGCTCAATCGTATCAGTTTTTTGTATTCTTGTTTCGTTATTGATAGGCATAATTATTTACTCAAACCTTTTATTAATTTTTTTAATTCAGCAACATCCTTTTCAAGTTGATGAATTTTATTATCCTTTTCCTGAGCAAGTCTCATTTGTTCTCTTCTCGCTGCAAAAGCATTACTATTAGTATTTATAACTGCTCCAGTATTTGTATCTTTTACTAAATCTTTATTTTCTTTTATTTTTTTCCTTGCCATTTTATATCCTATGTCGCACAGATTGCTCTAAAATCTTTTACTAATGGTGGTTGCGCTGAATTTTCTCCTTTCAGTACTAATTTAAATTGAATTGCACTAAAACTTGCATTAAGTCCAAATGGGTCAACATCAAATTGAACTTCTTGGAATGTCGATGCATTAAATGGTATTGTACCACCTACTGGTAATTGTTGTGTAAATGAAACAGTATTAATATCTGTATCACCATTAACTGCTCTCCAATATAGTTCTACTTCTGAACCACCTGGTTTTAAAATATTTACAAATACTGTGGCAATATCTGCCTGTTCAGCCAATTCAATTTTCTTAGTTATATATTTAGATATTTCTGCACCACCTGATGCATCAGTCTCTGGCAATGAAACACCATTTAATGAACCATCATTACTTGTTACAATATTTTGAATTGTATTTGCAGATAATCTATTCATATCAATAACTGGTGATAATGCATCGTTTGTTGAGGTCATTACACAAGTTAATTCAAATGATTTTGCACTAGATAAATTTAATTCCTCATTTTTAGAAGAGAATATAGCCTGAGGTACTGGAAAATAAAAATTTCTATTTGGTAATATTTCATATCCATCAGTACCTGATGTTGTTTCTGAATATCCTACTTCACTACCATCTATACTTTTTGATGTTCTTGTTTTTAAGAAAAATCTTGCTGATGTTCCAGGCACTTGCATGTTTTGAATTACTGGATATAATAAATCCATGTGTCTGTTTCCATTAGCTTTAATTCCAACTCCACCAGCATATCCACTTGCGTTTGCGTTTGTTGATACAGTAATTGAATATGTATCATGCGTCACAGCAGATATGGTATGTGTTACACCATTTATCTCTGTAATTGGAATATTATTTATTTTCTGAGGACTTCCTGTTCCAACAACACCATTAATTAAAACCTTATCAGAAGCATTATGCAATCCATGATTTTTATGTAACACTTTAATTGTTGCACTTCCACTAGTTGTAAACATAGCATTTGATTGAAGTGTTGTTGCAGGTACAGCATCATTTACAAATGTAATCTTATTTGTCTGTCCTGTTTTAAATTTAGCTCTATTTAATTTAAATTTTAAATCCTTACTTTGTTCTGGTGTCCATGTTGAAGCATTTTGTGAACTGAAGAATACACCATTATATGGTTGTTTTGTAATTCTTTTTGATACATCAGTAACATCAAATCCACCCATTTCAGCTACCCATACTTCGTAATCATCTGATTGTGAAGTGATAACAAGTGCGTATTCTGTATCTTGTGATAAGTACACAGGATAATCAAATGCAAAATTAGTAGTAGATGCTGCAGTTGCAGATGTATTTACTGAACCTGGATATAATATCTTATCAGCACCTGGTACTATTCTTTGTGTTGGAACCCCATTTAATGTTGTTCTGATTGTTACTCTAACCGGAATAGTAGCACTTTTTGATTTAAAATATAAGTCTACTGATTTACAGAATATACCGCCTTCTTTATCCACTAGGAAAGTTTCTGCAACTGGGTCAATCCATGTTGTTGTTTCAGACACACTAGTATCAACCAATGTTCTGTCTTGGTTTAATTCTGATTGTACTAATCTTGGCACTTTTGTAGAAACAATTCTTTCTTCTGTTGTTTCTAATAATCCTTGTGCATGATATTGTGCCTCAGCAAATGTTGTTTCTGTATTTTTATTATTTGTTGAACTGTCAGTTAATCTAAATTCTCTTGTACCAGTAGCAAATTTTAATGCGTCATTTCTTGGTATAATAAATGAACCTTCAATAACACCGGAACCATTTGATTCCAAAGCACTTTTTGTACTAGGGTGAGTAATTGCACCTTCGAATGTAGTTACAGAATTTGTACTTGAAAAATGAGTAAATGATTCCTCTTTTACAAATTCAGATATATCAGCACCATCAAAGAATGCATATACCTTTGTATTTGGTTTTAATAATTGTGCCTTAAAGAATATTTTTCTTGACCTAATAAATGGTACAAAGTTAACCTCAACAACTTTTCTGCCATCTGACCTTGTTACAGTATCAAATGCCAAATCCGTTTGTATACCATCTCTTGACTGACCTGTGGTTGTAGTGGTTGTAGTAATTGTTGTATTTTGTTGTCCACCACCAGCTGTTCCAATATCAAAGAAATCTTCTCTTTCATCTTCCATTAACCACCAAGGTAAACCAAATTGGTTTCTGCCTCTTCTGCCTGGTGCTGTTCCAGATGTTTCTGTTGATTCATCTATATCAACTCCAGTCCAGTTTGTTTCCCATTCATTCCATACAGTACCTAAAATTCCTGTTTCTTCAGACATTTTCTTAAATTGGTCAAAAGAAGAAGAATCATCTATTACAACTGCTGGTCTTACATCTGTTTCTTTCCATTCATCAGAATCAGGAGATAATTCTATAACTCCTGCCCAACTAAATACATTATATGGATTTACATTTGAGAATGTTGATGCATAAGGTTGGTTAATATAATTAACATCGGTATCCATTTCCATGGTTACAATGCCAGCATTATTAACACAATTACCACTGTCTGCTGCTTTTCTAATTAAATTAGTATTACGTTCATCGAATTTAGGTCTTAATATTCCATTTTGCCTATCGACTGAAACTGAATAATCAGGATTTGATGGGTCACCAATACCATGACTTGTGAAATTATCTACAATAAATCCATTTTTTAATCTGGTATTACTTTGTGAATCTCTCATATCAACATCAGCTGCACTTTGCTCTAATAGTGAAAGTGATGTAAAGTATTCTAAATTTTTAACACGTTTTTCTATTGAACCAATATCACGCATTGTAAATCTTTTATTTTCTATTAATTGTGGTTTAACACCAGATAAAGAGAACACGTACGGTGATAATCTTAAATTGTATATACCCATTGCGTCATCTGGGACTGCAGGTGGTTTTGGATTAGAATCTGGGACACCAACAGCTGTTTTAAACTCACCTTTTCTCGTTACATAGATTTTATCTATTCTTGGTAAATGGTGAGTCACATCAGCAATAAAATTACTACTTGGTGTTGGTGGATTTGATAATGATAAATTTGTACCTGCCGCAAATGTTCCACTATCATTAACTGTTGGTCTAAAGTCAATCGCATCTCTTAATTCGATTGTACCATTTGCTCCACTAAATGTTGGTATATTATCATATTCGCCTGCAGGGTTTGATAATACATACGAATCAACAGTAAAGAAACTACCAGCACCACTATGTGTATAATGGTCAAAATCAACTACAATACTACCTGGGTCAGATTCACCTGGTTTTAAAACGACCTTTCCTACATCATAGAAATTATCTCTTTGTCCATTATCAAGTGTAAATAAATTTGTTACATCAGTTGTTCCAACCTTAATTGAATTAACTTTTATAATATCTGATTTACCTAAACTTAATGAACCACTAGAAAGTGCAGTTGCAGATGTTGTTACATTTGCTCTTGTTTTTACTTTAGCTGCAGCACCTGTATATGAAACATCAACTGAATATACTACCCTTGCACCTGATGGTAAACTAGTAGTACCAGAAACATTTGTGAATGTTATTGTTCCACCATTACCTGAAATTGTACATGCTGGACTTGCGTCCAATGCACCATAAGTACTACCATTTAAAACATATGCAACAACTGAAGATGCATTTATAAATTTAGCACCAGTAATTGTATCAGCAAGGTTATTTGCATCAGTTGTAAATGTTTGTCGTACAACATATGCTGTATTATAAGAAGGACTTGATGCTGTTGAGCCTGGGTCCCTTAAATGTGCGACCGCATTAAATGGTAATTTATATACCAATGTATTAAATCCGGTTTCCTTAATTGTTTTATCTGAACCTAAATTAGCTCTAAATTTTACTGTTCCACTATCGTTCCATTGGACACTAGCAATATTTGCCATGGTATAACCAGCATTAAATGTTATATCAAATAAATGTAAATATAATTTTGTTGAACTTGAACCTTGTCTTACGCCTCTTACTCTTGCTGTTCCTCTGATGTTTCCACCACCATTTGTCGCATCATGTAGGTCAATGGTATCATATTCAGCTATATCAGGCATACCAAGTGAATTACTTTCGTCCACTTCAATGTAATTACCTAAATTTAATGTTTGTTGTGATTGGTTAACATCAACCTGAGCATCAGTGCCTCGTGGCTTATTCACTTCTAAATATTTTGTTGTTGTATTTTCTACTCTGAATCCTTTTACATATGAAACATTAGGTTCAACACCAATTGCTAATTTATCAGCATCTCCACCATTACTTTGAATTAGGTAACCATTATTAGTTAGATTATCCAAATGTTCCTTAACATTTAACTGATATGGATTAACTGAATAATCACCTGATTCCTCAAATGTCCTTCTTGCTAATCTCTCTGATAATTCAGTCCCTTGATTTTTATCTGTTTTATCAGCTGAAGCTTTACCATCTTCAACAACCAATAATGTAATATAATCATTTTCTGTTCTACTTGCAATATCTAATGGTTCTTTTATTAGTGTTGTTGATATTTGATATCTGTCCGCGCCTGGAGCAGAATAATTAGGTGTGCCTTGAGCATTATCAACAAGTGTACCATCTGTATTTGAATTAACTAATGTTTCAGTTACTTTTAAACCAATAATATTACTAGGTGTGTTTGAGTATTTTGATAATACAATTGAACCTGCAGGGACATAAACAAATGTACCAGCAATAAAATACACACCTTCTTCTAAGTTTACTGAAGCACCCAATCCTATAGGATTGGATATTGATGAAGCTGCACCAGCGTTATTGGTATTACTACCACCACCGACCATAATAAATGGAGTGCCAGAAGCATTTGATTGTGCTAATTCACCAGCAACAAATTTAGGTACTTCTCTATTTGCCCCACCAGCGCTTGTATATCTTACAAATAATGTATTTGGGTCACTGCCTTCTGAAGCAATAATATCTAAAACTTCTGCGGTTACCTGATTTGTTGAGTTTCCGGTTCCAGTAAGTACACTGCCTTTTAAACTCGTTAAATAGGTATCTGAATTAACTGTAGCAGAACCATTCCAAAAAGATGATTCTATTTTTAAATAATCATATTCAACATTTAATGTAGCTTTACCATTTACAACTCTTGAACCATCTTTAAATGCATATTGACCATGTCTGTCAATTTGTGCCTGTAAGGCTGTTTGCATTTGAGTAAGCTCACGAGCTTGAACTGAAAATCCTGGTTTATATAATATCCTATGATAATTTTTAGTTTCGTCAAAATCATCAAAATAAGGACTATTATTGTATTGTTTTACTACTGTTGTACTCATAAATGTTTCCTATTTTATATTAGAATTCTAATATAAGTTTTATATCTTCAATCTGTGTTGTTGTTCTGCTAATTGCTTGTCTGTTCTCATAAAATAATACTTCACCACTTGCCCTATCAACTTCCGGATTAATTACTGGAGTTGATTCAGTGGTTAATGCAGTTGTACTTGTTTGGCCAGTTACAACCAATCCAGCACCAAATGCTGTATAACCTGTTTTATCATTTTGATGATAATGAACATAACCATTTGATGCGTCTATTTCAACCACATATCCCTGTGCACCAGTTGTTGCTTGAACTAATAATTCATCAACTTGATATGCATTTACGCCACTTGCTGAACCAGTAAAATCTAAAGCTTTTGTTGCTTTTAATGTATCAGCAGTTGCAACTGCACCAGCCAATGGAGTTGCGTTATAAACTCTTGGTTCTTTAATTAAAGAAATTTGTCTGAAGTCATTACCTACTGTAATATCTCCACTACCATCTGCACCGTCCAATTGAACATTAAGTGAACTAAAGAATCCACCTAATTCTGATACTGGGTCAACTCCATGTCCTGCTTTAGGAGCAAGAGTTGCCTCTGCTGTGGCGTCTGAACCACCTTGTCCAGCAATAACAATATCAGCCACTGTATAATTAGTTCCTTTATTTGTTATTGTGATTCCTGTTACTGTGTTATTAGCTACTGTTGCTGTTGCAGTTGCTCCTGTTCCATCACCTGTAATTGTTACAAATCTTGCACCTGAACTACCAGCAGCAAATTCATGTGTTCCGTTAGTGTAACCTGTACCACCAGCTGTTACAGTAATATGTTCTATACCCGCCGCTGTTGAGGAATCTCTTGAAGCCTTTTGGTTTAGATATTGTGCGAAATCTGATTCAGTTAGATTTGATTCTGCCGCAGCATCGTTAGCAAAAGCAAATGTTAATCTATTTCCTGCAGTAAGTGATTGTGCAGCAGAAAGTGTTAATACATTACCATTTCTAGCTGAAACCGTTGGTGTACCAGAAATGCCGGTACCCGAAACGGTCATACCAACTAAAATATTTAGATTAGATGCAGTTAGTGTTACAGTAGTGCTTGAAGAGGTCGTGGCAGCGATAACTGCTTCAGCACTTAATGAAATTGTTTTAACCGGCATATATGCATTTGTTAAGAATTTTGTTGAATCAGCAACACCAATAGTATACATATATTTCCATGTATAACCATCTGATTCAGCTGTTGGGTCAGTTAATGTTTGAGTTGGCTGAATGCTTGAAGCTCCACCGCCGGCCTTAATACATTTATAAACTTTAAATTCTGATGTTACGATATAAAATGCTTTATCAAAAATACTTGCGTCATTTGATTTCCATGCATGATATGAATTACCAGAAGTCCAAGTGTATCTTGGTACTACATTTGATAAATCAGAAGCTGTAACCTTCTTCATACCAGTTAATTGTGCTCTTAATTCCCCTAAATCATCCAAATGGTCATTTGGAGTTGCTGGTGTTCCGTCAACTGTGTCTGATGTAGTATTTGACCACACATCTGATTTACCTATTGCTACATAGACACTGCTATCGGATACATCTTCTTTAAAGTTATTAGCGTTTAAAACCCTAAAATTTGATGATACTATTGCTGCCATAATTATTTCCTATTATTCTATTTCCACGAATGTTCGTGTATTATACTTATTTATATCATTTGAATTGATAGTTTGTAAGGTTTTACTTCCTAAAAATTCAATTGTTTGGTTTGTGTTATACAATCTTGCACTAGTAAAGAAATTGTCTGTGCCTTTCCTTTGTATGTAATTATTATTTATAATGGTTCTAAAATTGGGGTCCAATACCTTTACTGTGTGTTCTGATAAAAATTTGTCTGCAACTGGTGTTTGTTGTGTTATTGTAAAATCAGGATTTGATGATGGGTGTAATGTATCCTTTGCCACATCAAATCTTTGACCATCATATAATGTATATCCTCTTTTTGAACCAGATGATTGTTTTGGATTTACTTTAATTTGTGTCATTAAATTGTTTACATCATTGTGATTTAATGATATAATAACCTTTTCTGGTACCTCTGCAACTCTTTGTTCATTTGAAACAGCACTACCTAATGTTACAATTGGGTCATCTACATAACCACTTCCAGGGTTTGATAAATTTACACTTGATATTTGTTTATCAGAATCAAGAACAAAATTAGCTACTGCAATTGCATTTGTGCTTAACGGATTACCTTCTGTATCTGTTGCTGTTGGTTGTGTAAAGTTTATTGCTGGTGCCGTTGTATATGCTTTATCTGCTTTACCGAATACTCTTACTGTTGCAATTTTACTTGCATTTGTATTGGCCGCAGGTGTTGCAAATAAATTTGACCAACCACCACCTACAGTATTAATTGTAATAGCATTTTTATTTAATTCGCCGTCTGATGTAATTCCTATTGTGACAGATGGATTTACTCCACTACCACTTGATGATTCAACTCCACTAAATGATATTGCAGGAGCAGAGGGATAACCAAATCCAGGTTCAACAATTGTTACACTTTCTAGCTGACCATCTGTTTTACTTGCGGTGACTGTTGCGGTTTGTCCTTTAAATTTATGTGTTGTTCCTGCTCCTAATCCGGATATATTAATTACTGCACCACCTGAAGTTGCTGATAAAGTAATAGCATTTCCTGATTTTGCTTTTACAAAATAAGTTGTACCAGATACTAATCCACCAATCGATGTACCTGTGGTCGTATATGTTATTTGGTCAAGTACTTGAAATGCTGCAGCTTGTGGTGCTGTTAATGTGATACTATTACCTGAAACACTTACAATGGAACTACTTGAACCATTAAATGTTATATCTGCAGGTGCTGCAATTGTAACTGATGGAACATTATAATCTTTACCACCATTACCTATTGTAACTCCTGTTAATTTACCGTTAGCAATAACTGCAGTTAATGTGGCTGTCGTGTGACCTGATGGCGTTCCAGCATCTGTTGATGTTACTGCAGGAGCTGATGTATAACCAGAACCGGCAGTCGTAACATTAATTCCTGTTATAACACCATTTTTAAGACCAAGTGAAAGTGTTCCTGATTTATGTATTTTGGCTTCTATTCCAGGTAAGAATGTAGAAGCAAACATTTCCACAAGAATTGGAACATCTTCGACTCCAATTACACCTGGTTGTCTGATAGGCATTGCTGATAAAACTTTTCTAATTATTTTTGTTAATTCGTCCCATCTCACTGTATCAACATCAAAACTATCATCACCTAAAATCTTCCTTGATAATTCTAAGAAAATTAATATTTCAGCAAAGTAAATAAACCCTGATGGATGTACTAATTTATCAAATACATTTTCCCAATCAGATAAATTTTTACCTGTTTTAATTAAATACGAAAACTTTTGGAATTTTTTACTATCTTGTATTTTAATATTATTTGATAGGAATCCTTTATTATCTAAATAAATTCCTCTTGGTACAAAATTAATCGTTGTTGTATCTGCTAATGTTACATTATGAGATAGTGTAATTGTTGTACCATTAATTGCTGAAACACGAATATCATCAGTAAGACCAATTGTTGTACCTACAGTTAATTTAGATGAAAGTCTAATACCATCATTTGCTGATATAATTGTAAGTGTATTTGAATTATTTACTGCACCATTTAGTGTAGTGGTTACAGTTTCTGGTTGGTCCCAACCACCAGATGAAGGTATTAATACTGAATCATATGGAAATTCAACTTCCACTGAATCGTTAAATAATAACCTAAAAAATATTTCAATCGCATCAGAGGAACCTCTTACCTTATAAAAATCAAGTATTCTTTTATAAAGGTTTCTTTTATTAACAGTAACATCTCTTGGTATGGCAGATGCAATTTCTTTCTGCATTAATTCTAAATAATTAGATTCATTTCGGTCAATATCCATTGCCGCTTCAATGTTATTCATTACCCACGATGGACCTGGACCAACCCAATATTTTACTATTGTTGTTAATTGTGCTGAATAATTATTAAATGATGTTAATCCATTTACTGAAAATGTTTTACCTATTTCAGATGTTGATTCTGCAAGTGAACCTGGTAAGTCATTACCATTTGTAATCGCCACATTTACAGCTGTAAGAGGTATTTCCATTGTGGCAAATGCCCCTCGTATTTTATGTATTCTACCTGTTCCCACAGATGATAAATTAATTGCACTACCGCCTTTAGTAAGACTTAATTTAATTTGACTGTTTGAACTAAATACAACAAAATATTCAAAGTCATCTGTTAACCCACCAATTGTTGTTCCGTCACCAGTATCGTATTGTATTTTTGTTCCTACTGGTAAAGCCTTCTGTTGAAATTCTGTTAAATCAAGAGAATTATTTGATGTGTTTACAATTGAACTAGATGAACCATCAAAAGTAAATTCTGCAGGTGATTTACCAGTCGGAGATGTAAGTATTAATTTTGATGAAGCACCAGTTTCATCAGTAAAAAATTCACTGTTAGTATTGTTTGGGTCTGATATTCTAAACCTTGCGATACCATCTAAAACAACATCGGTAAATACTTCATTTTCCTGATATATAAATTCGTCCATATTCATGAACGTGTAATATGATTGTAATAATTGGTCTAATTTAGTTTTATCTGCTAATATATCAGGTGGCAATAATTGGTCAAGGCGAATATTCTCCTTTGTATCCCTTAGAGTCGAATTATCAAGTTCGACAAAACCCGAAGATATTGATTTTCTATTTGCCATTATTTAAATCTAGATGTTGTTGTATATGTTATTGAACCAGATGAACCAGCAACTGCGATTGTGTCAATCTCTGGTAGTATGGTCACAAATGAATTATCAATTGAAATTAATTGGTTACGCTTTGGCGCCAGGTCAAGTGAGTTAGGTAATGCAGTTATTCTAATAGCTGCGGTGCTACTTGTTTTAAAATTGTTTAGTGTTACCTTACCATTTTCTGGTTCCATTAAGCCTGCGTCGGCTACCACCGTTACATTCTCTTGATTTACCACTTTATATATTATTACTGTTCTATTCGTGGAACCTACAATTGGAATATCACCAAAAAAGTGGTCAGTAGCTGGGTCTGTATTTAATCCAAATGCTGTTGATGATAAAACAAATTTGGTTGATTGTCCTGATTGGAAAAACGGAGCCACAAATGTTAATTCATGTGATTGTAATTCAATCGCACCAGTTGTATCACTTGTAGGTGTAATGCTTTGGAACATTCTTGGTCGAATAACAGTATTTAATATCGCAGGGTCTGAACTATCGATTGCTCTTGTTAATTGTGAATGCCTAAACACACCATCAAATTTATTTAAGTTATTAAAATTATAATCTGATATTGTATCTCTTACCACTGATTGTAATTCAACAGAACTTCTATCTGTTAAATTTGGATTATATTTAAAGTCAACATCCAATTCTAAATTAGTAAAATTAGGGTCGACAATTTGTGGTGTAATTGATACCACATTTTTACCTTTTAATATCGCACCAGTAATATCTGATTTTTCTGCATCAGTTAATGCATTGGATAATAAAGGTTTTATTGAAACAAAAACTCTTCCGTAATCTGGTGGGTCATTATCTTCTCCACCCCATGTTGATATTGAATCGATATTACTAAATTCCTTTTTAATAATTGCTGCATAATCCTCTGATGTTACAGCTCTATTTTGTGTTGTAAATGTTAACGGTGCATTAAATCTAATTGATTCAAGTGTTTCTGCCTCAGAACCACCTGCAGAAGCAACTGAAGTTGTAATTACAATATCAGAAAGACCTTCTACATTATCTACCATACTGAATGTATTTGCACCATTTGATTCACTACCATCTGTTGTGACATAATCAATTGTTACAACATTATTATTTGTTGGCTTAAATCCTGTTACGCCATCTCCAAAATATACTTCGTAATAACCAGAGGCATTTTCTTGTAAATAATAAACTTTACTTGACGCATCTACATTTTTAAGTGATTCGAATTTAGTATAAATATCAAATCCTGTAGCATCGTTTTCATTTGCTTGTACACGAACACGAAGTGATGATGTATCAGCATTAAAATCTGTAAGTTGAAATTTTTGATTCTCTATATCATTATCAACTCTATATTTTAATTCTCTTATACTACCTTCCACTATTACTACATTTTCAAATGTATAAGTTGTTCCTACCAAATTTGCAGTCTGTGTTTCTAAAACAACATATTGAAATTCTTGTCCGTCAGCAAATGTTTTTAATTTTGTTCCTCTATGTAATGTAAGGGTTGTTGCTATAGTTCCACTTGTTGCTTTTGTAACTACTAAATTTACCTGTGCTCTTGGAGATAATACAGACCTAGGAGTATATCCTAATAATTTTGCTCTTGTTACGACATTACCTCTTATCTGTGCAGAGTCAAGAAATGCCTCGTTCAATGAATAATGAGCATTCATTGCATTATAATGAGTATTATACGCAAGGACATCAAGTAAAACACTCAGACCTGAACCTTCAAAATCATAATCATTAAATTGTGATTGTTGTTTTAGATAATTTTTTAGATTTTGTTTGATTTGATTAAAATCTAATTCTGTTACATTTAAATTACTTGCCATTTTACTTTAACCTTCTTAATACGATTGAAACATTATCGTTTGTGTCATATTCTTTTATTTGGAAATTTACATTTATTCTATATGAATTAGCATCTGGGTCATCATTAATTATTATTTTTCTTATTAATACCCTAGGTTCATATTTTTTTATTACATTCGTTATATTTTTTCTTAATGAAATTTTAGTAAACACATCTGCGGGTTCAAACAAAAGCCCTTTTAGATTTGCACCTTTATCACTTGCAAAAGGTCTATCATAAAAATTACTTACCAATAAATTTTTTAATGCATTTTTTATCGCATTATCGTCCTTTAAAGGTATAATATCCTTTCTGATTGGGTGTATTTTAAGAGATAAGTCCAAATCTCTATGTGGTTTCTTTCTGGAAACTATTTGAGATTTTGAAATATCACTTGTAATACTAAAGTCTGATTGATTTATTCCTGCCATATATCTATTTATAAACTATTTTATGAAGTTTTAAGTTTCTCCTTTCGTCTTTCTACAGATTGTGTCGCCGCAATATTAAAACTTTCAGCAAACTGAAGTGGATTTCCAACACTTGCAGCATAGGCCTTTGCTAAATCATATTCCTTTGCAAATATTCTTCCTTCTGTAGCAAAATCCCATTTACCTTCTGCATTCTTTTTCTTTAAAAACTTTTCCCTTTCCTTTTGTAAATCAGCATAGGTGTAATCATATATTTTATAATCATCAAATGTTGAACCACCAGCCTCTGCAAGTTCTGCAATTAATTCAGGCACTGTTAAATCATATAATGTTTGATTATCCTTTTTTCTACTAAATACTCTTGTGATTGGTCCTATTCCAAGATTTTCTTTCGAAATAGAGTATACTCTCTTTAATAAATCTTTATTTAATTCATACTTATCTAAATCAATAGGTTCAACAGGTGCTGTTTTCTTTTCTGGTGTAGGTTCTGGTGGTTTTTCCTCTGCAGGTTTTGATTCCTTTGGTTCTTCTTTTATTGTTCCATCAGGTTTTTCTTCGACATTTGGTATTTGGTCACATATATTAGATATATTAATTGATGGTGGAAAACTATCTAATCCTAAACCACTAATCAGTGCTGATAAATTAGGAACATTTGCTCCATATTTTTCATTTAATTCTGCTATTTTTGCGGCCAAACCTTCAGGTGTTGTCAGTGCCGCAAGGCCTAATAATTCTTTTTGTAATCCACCAATGTTAGGCAATTCAGGTTTAAATGAATCCAAATCAACTTTTAATTCATTTAATTTAGAGGACATTGAAGCTAATTGAGCCTTTCCTCCTTCTAAAAGAGAATCCAATTGTGCTTGTTTATCCTTAATTCCTTTTAATAAACTATTTTCTGAACAACTCATTTTTTATGTCCCAGTAGTAGGTGCAGATGTTTGTTGTGTTGCAGGTGTTGGAGAACTTGCACCACCAGTACCTGGTACCTCTTCATGTGTATGTTGTGTATGTGTTATATTATTAATTGTTAATTCACCAGCGTTATATGTTAATGCAGCAGTCGCACAAGTCATTGTATGTGTACCATCTACTTCCTCTGTTAAATTACCAGTGGTTCCAAATAACATATTACCACCAGAAGCAACTGCATAATCACTCACAGAACTTTGTGAATATTTACCACCAGCAAATAATGTCATATTTTCGTATGCAGTATTTGCATAATTTTTTGCAGTATTAATTGTATAATCATTTGATATTGTTAATAAATTATCATTTACAACATTTTGAATTAAATCATTATTCACTAATAAATTATCATTGGAACCAATATTAATACTTCTGTTTCTTGCAATTTCAGCCTCGTGATTCCCTTGAATACCTTGTTGTAATGAACCTTTAATATTCATTGTAAAATCTTTTTCTACTTCCAAGTGATAGTTACCATATACTAATTGTCGTAAATCACCATCGACAGTCATATTCATATTACCTTTAATGTGAATATTTTTATTTGCTACAATGATTTCATAATCATCACCAATAATTTTAACCTGTCTTGTTCCATCATTATAGATTTCTTCGTATGAACCAGAAGCATGTTGTTTATTTAATCTTAAATTACCTGGTGTATCATCAACCTCAAACACATGACCACTTTCAGTTTCGTTCACCTTGTTATATGGATAATCTGGTTTATGGTCATTTAATGGTTTTAATTCTGCCCATGTTTGTGCGGCATAAAAACTATCTGCCTTATCTGGAGCAACTGTTGATATTTTTGCTGGAGAAGCCGTTGTAATACTAGGATATTCCTTTTTGGTTCTCTCTACATTTGATGTTCCCTGTTCATATTTGGTTGCTCTTGCCGAAAAGTTTACATCACTTTGGTCAATATATTCTCCTTTTGGATAATTTAAACCAGTAAATCCTAAATTTTTATTTCTACTAGATGATTTGGAAGCAATTGTTCCCATTATAATTGGGTCCTGTGCAGATGGTCCATCTCTAAAAAATCCTACAACCCAAGAACCTTCCATTAATCCGTGTGGTGTATCTCCAATTCCTGATGTTCCACTTGCAGTTGTTGGCATCATAACAGTAGCCCAAGGTAAATTATCAGTATCTAATTCATTTTTATTTTCGGTGTGATAACCAAAACATCTAACTTTAACACGGTTCATCTCCTCTGGGTCAAATCTATCTTCGACAACACCGGTAAACCAGTTAAAACCTCCACTTAAAAAATCATCTGCTCTCATTATACTACCTCAGGTCTATTTTGTATCTGAATAATATCATCAATACTTTCTGAAAATGAATCTTTTTGTATTGTTAATTTCATTGTGTATTTAGTACTAAATTTGTGTATTATTTTTGTTATTATATAATTACCAGATAAATATTGGTCAAATGCAGGTTCGTTTGAATCCGACCCAGCCCTGTTAATGTTTGTGGTAATTTTGTCTCCAAGTTTTAAATTAAAATCACCAGCAATCATAATATCCAATGTAAGTGTATTTAAATTTTTAATGTATGATTGTGCATCTAAATAACCAGGTCCTATTAAATCACTATAACCTTTTTGGTCATTAAATGCTAATGAATTTTTTGATATGAATAAATTTTTTCCTTCCGTAAATTCCTTTATAGGTTTATCCAATAATTTCATATTGTCAGATAGTGAATCATTATCATTTAATTTTTCTGTTCGATTATAATTGTATTTAACTGTATTATATGTTTTGTTTGCGATATCTAATGTATGTAGTGTTGAACCATAAGCACCATCAGCAATTAATTTTAATTGTGATATATCTAAATCAGATGATAAGGCTGTAATCTTTTTTCGTTCCTCAATATAACCTTCCTTTAAATCCTTTCCTGTTGTTATATCTGATTGAAAGTATGGAGCGTATTCATAGGTTTCAAATGAATCTTTATCGACCATATTTTTATATGATTCCAATACTACTTTATTATCTGCAACTCTTTGATAAAAGAAAAAGGGTGTTTTCCCTTCCGTAGCATTTAATAATAACCATTTAATTGCTGAAAGAGGTTTTAATCTAGGATATACTCCATTTGCCAATCCTGTTTCACTGTTTATTTCAAGGTCATCTTTATCTATTTTTAATTGTGTTTTACATATATTTTCAATAGAAGTACCAATGGAACCTTCAAAAGGATTTGTGAGGGTCATAAGATTATTATGATAAACATAATCAGAAACACAAGTAAGAGTAAATGTCTGTAATGAATCTTTCATTCTGGAATACGGACCAATATTTGCTATCCTTAAATGTAATTCATATTCTTTTTTCTCTCCAGATTCAATATCACTACGAGAAATTTGGACCAGGACCTTTTCATTTCCCATTATTTTATATCCTTCAAGGAGTCCTGTAGCATCTCCAATGGTTACATCTAATGAAATCCCCATTGTAAAAATACTTTCTGTAATAACAATATCCTGTGACACAAATGTTAGGTCAACAAATTGTTCTTCTGAGTTTAAATTTGTGAATAAATGAACCTTTTCGACCACATAAGAAGTAGGTCGAATTGCATTGGTCTGCTCACTATTACTTTTATTTGCCATTATTTATTAATTGCTTTTTTATACGCGTCTACAAATTGTGAAATATAGTTAGGGTCAACATATCTTATTTTTGACCTTTTTTCGTTTAAATTAAATTCATGTGTTCTGTTTGATACAAAAGCCAAATCACTATCAGCAATTCCACCAACAACATGTTTTGCATTTGATACAGGTTTTTTCTCTTTTGTATCTTCTTCTCTATAATAATAATATGGTGCGTCTGCATATTTAAATACTCTGTGTGTTGAAACTGAATCACCTGATGTTCCTCCAATTACCAATTCTGTTGTATTTGTAATACCTACAAGGCTTCCTATAAATGCACCTGTAACATTTTGAATTACCAATTGACTCATATCAATGTTTTTCTTTGTAAGTGTTCCCGTTGCGTTGGATGTAGCTCCTGTAATTGTTTCTCCTAATGTAAATCTACCTGCTAAACTATTTGTTAAAGCAGTGCTTGAAGTTGCATGTGTTTCAACTACATATCCTTCGTATTGTGATTCCATATATTGAAAAAGTTGCTCTTGACTCATTGGCCATGCTCTATAACCATCGTGTAAAAAATCATTCACAACAAAAAATGTCCAATAAAAATCTGGTGTACCATATAACCTTTGAGATACAATGTCAGGTCTTTCTCCATTTATTATTTCATAAAATTTATATGCTGTTGTATTATCTAAAAAAGAAGGTAAAGGTCTTACACTTCTAAAAATATCAACCATATTTTGTTTTACACCAGTTCGGTTTAAATCATATTGTACTTTTGGAAACTGTTTAAAAAAACTCATTTATCCTCCTGGTGTCTCTGTTGTAGCATTTGGGTCTACTGTTGGGACTTCAACAATTGTAAATTTATCATCAATTCCTGCATATTCTTCTCCATATAAATCTTGTCGTACAAGTGTTTTGATTTCTTGGAATGATAATTGAATATCTGTTTCAACAGGAGCACCGTCTGGGTGAAATATATTTGATGTTTGGTTATATGTTGTTGCTATACTTGATAAATGGCATGTTGTAATTTTTGGCATAAATGGATTAATTTCTTCGCCTTGATAAAATTCTATTTCAAATTGAGCTGGATATTGAATAGATAAAGCCCCTGTTGATTCAGGCATTGAATAATTTCTTAATACATCAACAATTTGTTTAATTGTATTTGCTTCTGCATTTGATTCAGATATCATTTTAAAATCAAATTGGAATGTACGAAGCTGATGTCCTTCATATGTAACAGCTGTATGCGGGTTTTGTGCAATACCTCTTTCCATTGCAGCAATTCTTGCTCCTCTACCTATTGAATCGATACCAGGTATACCTGATAATAATCCAACATTGGCGGCCGATAAGGCTTTCATATCAGCACCAGTAAGACCTGTTTCTTCAGAACTTTTGATACCAATTGATTGTAATACAGCATTCATACCAGCACCAGTTGCACCTCTGTCTAAAGTACCATAATTACCAGCATCTGTTGCTGAAAAACCAACTGGTGGAAATAAATGAATTATATAAGGATTAATCCTTTTTCCATCTTGTAATTCATGTATTTCAAATCTAACATGGTTTAGGCCTTTTTCTGCATCTGCTGATAGCGTAGATGGAAAACTAATTGTAGTTGCGTTTGCGTCTGTTTTGTGTCTTGTTGCCATTTTTACCTTTATAAATAAAATAAAACATATATAGGTTTATTTATAATGGCTTACAAAGGGAAATACAAAATAAAAAATCCGGATAAGTATATCGGAAATCCAAGTAAAGTAGTGTTTCGTTCCCTATGGGAAAGGAATGCATTTCGTTGGTGCGAATCTAATCCAAAAGTAAAACTCTGGAATTCAGAGGAGATAGTAGTACCATACCGATATCAAGTTGATAAGAAAATACATCGTTATTATGTCGACTTATTAATAAAAATGGATAATAAGGAAACATATTTAATTGAAATAAAACCTAAATCTCAAACACAACCACCAAAGAAAAGGTCACGTAAAACCAAAAGATATATCAGTGAACAATTAGATTATATTAAAAATCAAGACAAATGGTATGCGGCCGACCAATATGCCAAACATAAAGGTTGGAAGTTCCAGGTATGGACAGAAGAAACTTTAAAAAATCTAGGCATCAAAGTACTCTAAAAAACATATAAATAGATTATATGGCAAGTTTATTTGATACATTACAAGCCCAAGCTATGAGAGCAGGGGTAACAGCACGAACCAAAACCTCAAAGAAATGGTTTGAAAAAAAGGTCGGTGAATTATCGTCTGTATCAAGAGCAAAGGTATTAAAGGATAGTGCACTTGACAAAACAACTCGAACACTACCTGGTAGTATGTATATGTATTTTTATGACCCAAAACATAAGAAAACATTACCATATTACGATAGGTTTCCACTTACAATATTTGTGGAACCAGCAAAAGATGGCTTTTATGGATTAAATTTACACTATTTAAGACCAGATATAAGAGCAGAATTTTTAGATGAATTAATGAAATTAGCACCAGATAAAGTAAAGGAAACAACAAGAATACGAAAAATGAAATACGGTTTGTTGCAAGGTGTGAAAAAATATAAAGAATTTAAACCATGTTTTAAGCACTATTTAGGAAAACATGTTAAATCACAATTTTCTAGAGTACCGATGACAGATTGGGAAATTGCAATATTCTTACCAACAGAACAGTTTGTCAGAAAAAGTAAAACAGCTGTATGGTCAGAAAGTATTAAAATAGCGAGAAATTAATGAGCACAATAGATACATTAAAATCAACTATCAGTAAACGAGGTGGTATAGCAAAAGCAAATAAGTTTAATGTTATATTTACACCACCAACACAATCACTTTTAAATTTAAATCCATCAGCTATAATTGGTGCTCTCGCTGGAGGAGCAAGTGCGAAAAGTTTAATAAGTGACCCAAGGGATATATCATTACTTTGTCAAGGTGCGTCAATACCAGGACAACAAATTACAACAATTGATTATATAGCAGAAAAACAAACTGTACCTATCCCTTATGCAATAATACAAGAAGATGTACAATTAAAATTCTTGGTAACCGAGGATATGTATATCAGAAGAATGATGGATGATTGGTTATCATCTATAGTAAATTTAGAAAAATATCAAGCAGGATATAAAAAAGATTTTACATGCGATGTTGTGATACAGCAATTAAGTATGAAAAACAAACCAATTTATGGAGTGAAACTCATTAATGCGTTTCCAACTTCTGTAAATGGTATTGACTTGGACCAGGCTACCGAAAGCGGGCCCATGGAATTAAATGTAACATTGAGTTACGATAGACTAGTCCCAGAAGGAGCACTAAGTACCGGATTAAGTGGTATCAGTGCGACACTGGATATACTAGGCTAATATTAATATAGGAGAATATTATGGCTTTGCCAAAATTGAATGTTCCTCAGTATACGGTTGAATTACCATCTACTGGAGAAAAAATTAGTATGAGGCCTTTCCTTGTAAGAGAGGAAAAGGTATTAATGATTGCTTTAGAATCGAATGATATGGAGCAAATCAGTAAGGCAGTTAGAAATATCATTAAATCATGTTATGATTTACCAGATATGGATAAATTGACTGTATTTGACATTGAATATTTGTTTTTACAATTAAGAGCAAAATCTGTAGGTGAAAATATGAACATACAGATTAAATGTCAAGATGAAAAATGTGATGGGCTTACACCCCTATCAATTAATGTTGACGATGTTGAAATAATAAATAAAAATCAAGAGCGAACAATATTACTTGATAAAGACCTTGGTGTTGGATTAGAGATGAAATATCCTTCCATTGAAATAATTAGTTCTTTGGATATAGAAAAATTAAACTCTATTGAAGGCGTTATGGATTTAATTGTGGATTGTGTGGATTCCATTTTTGATGATGAGAATGTACACGAAGCTAGTGCACAAAGTAAAGAGGAACTACAGGAATTTGTTGAAAGTTTAAGTAGTGAACAATTTAAAAAGGTTCAGAATTTCTTACAAGAGGTACCGGCAGTATATTATAAGACCGATTATAAATGTGATAAGTGTAATAAGAAACACGAGGTTGAATTAAGAGGACTGAATAGTTTTTTTACATAAGCCTCTCGCATGAGAGTTTGGAAAATTTTTACCAAACAAATTTTGCATTAATGCAACATCATAAATACGGTCTGACAGAAATAGAAAGTATGATGCCGTGGGAGAGGGAGATATATTTATCCTTACTACAGGAACATATTAAAGAAGAAAACGAAAGAATTCAGAAAATGAATAATAGGAGACGATAATGGCTGACAACCAAGATAACAGTAGAAATGAAGTAGAAATAGACTTAGATAAGTATATGGCTATGATTGAAAAGTTAGACCAACAGGAAGACCAAATCAAAGAAATGCAAGAGGAAGCTAGAAGAGCTGCAGAGCAATTAGGACCTCGTAAAAGAAAATTTATGGATTTATTTTTAGATGATAATGACTTAAATGAAAAAGCAATCATTGGTTTTATATCATTCTTTTTAATGATGTGCTTTGGTATAACAGATTTAGTTACTGCATTAGTGTGGGATTTAGATTTAAAAGTATCTGAAACAATTTACACATCATTTGTGGTGGTAACATTAGGTTCATTTGGTATATCAGAAGCTGGTAAAGCATTTGGTAAATAATTTTAAGGAATAAAAATGGCTGAAGAAGAAAAACCAAAAAAGCCTGGACCCGGTAAATCAGAATTTGCCCAATTAATTGAGGTAATGGAGTCGAACAATAAATCGACTGACAGAATTGCAATTGATGGTCGTAACACAAGGCGACATTTATTAGAAATGAAAAACATGCAGAAGGTCATGAATGACTTTCAAGCGCGTACGGTATATGGTTTTGAAAACTTCCTAGATATAATTGATTCACAAAAGCTTCAAGGTATGGAGAACAACCGAGAAAGGATGTCCATCTTTGAAGAGATTCGTAATGAATTGCAAAAACTACCTAAGAGTACTGCAACTGCCACAGCAACAGCTAGTAAAAAGGATGGTGGCGGTGCCTTAATGGGCAAGATTAGTAAAATGGTTGGTGTTGGTGGTATAGGTATCGGTGCTATGGGTATTGGTATTGCCGCAGTATTTGCAACTGCTCCCAAACTAATCAAAACATTTGAAACAATGGATGTTCCTGCAATTAAGAAAAATATCATGGACTTAATTGGTATTAACCAAGAGGTTGAAAAACAAGGTGGTAATTTATTAGTTGATGGTGGTTCTTTGGCATTAGCAATGACAGGTATTGGTATAGGTCTTGCAGCATTGGGTATTGGTGCAGGTGTTTCTGGTGGAGTTGATAAATTCCTTGATGAAGGTTGGACTGATAAAATTAAGGATAATGTTCTTAGTTTATTATCAATTGAGACTGCCGTAATTGAACAAGGTCAAAGTTTATTAGGTGGTAGTTCAAAACTTGGTATTGCTCTTGCTGCAATGGGTGCTGGTTTGGCTGCATTTGGTGTTGGTAAGGCCGCAGGTGGAGCAGGAGACGCAATTGCCAAATTTAGTCAAGGTGAAAACTTTGCAGAGGATATTAAAAAGGAAGTTGAAACATTATTATCAATTAATTTAGTACCAAAAACAGACCCAGAAAAGGCAGGATTCTTAGGGACAATGACCGCATTAGGAGCTGGTCTTGTTGCATTCGCCCTAGGTAAAGCAGGTTCAGGAGCCGCAGATGCCATAACTAAATTTACTGCTGGAGATAATTTTGCACAGGACATTAAAGACGA